GGGTACGTGGCGCAGATCAAAGGATACGCGCACTCCGAAGGCGAAACTAAGTTTGGTTGGCTGGCAATGGACAAACAAAATGGACACCTGACGTACCTGCTGTACGATACAGAGGACACTCAGGCTCCCATCCATGACCTGATTTCTTACGACATTAGGGACAGGATTGAACACATAAAAAAGATGGTAGAGCAAGAGGAGCCACCAGAGGTATGCTACGAACCTATCGCAGATGGAAAGAGTGGCAACCAGAAACTCGCCGTAGGATGTTCCTACTGCTCTTACAAAAAGGAATGTTGGCCTTCGGTCAGAGGGTTCGCATATTCATCAGGTCCACGTTATTTAGTAGAGGTACACAATGAGCCGAAGGTCCAAGAAATCGAAGTTTCGTAGTGTTTTTGAGGAACACACAGCGGAAGTACTGAAGGGTTTTGAGTACGAACCGTTTACGATTCCTTACACAATACACAGAAACTACAGACCTGACTTCGTACACATCGCTAGTAATACACTAGTTGAATGTAAGGGCTTCTTCAGAGAAGGAGACACCAAGAAGTACAAGAGTGTCAGGGACAGTTTGGAAGAAGGTCAGACACTAGTGTTTGTACTCATGAACCCAAACAAGAAGATAAGAAAAGGAGCTACGATGACGATGGCCCAATGGTGCGACAAGGAAGGACTTGCGTGGTACACATTAGACACAGTAGAGGAGTTGATGGAAGATGTCTCTGACTATGGAAGAAATTAAGGAACGACTACTACGGGCTTACGATCCTGACGACTTTCTGGAAAGTTTAGAAATAACTTCGGAGGAACTGCTGGACAGGTTTGAAGACAAGTTAATCAATAGACTAGAAAAGTTTGCAGAGGAACTAGAGGATGAAACGGAGAACGAAGATGAGTATTGACCTAGCGACACCTGAAGAGTGGAACAAGGTCAAAACTTCTGACCCAGTGGAGCAGCCTCCGCACTACAATCAAGGTGGTATCGAGGCTATCGAAGCAATCAAAGCAAGTATGCCTAGAGAAGACTTCCACGGCTACCTCAAAGGTAACGCCATGAAGTACCTGTGGCGCTTTCACTACAAAGGCAAACCCGTAGAGGACCTTCGTAAGTGCAGGTGGTACGTAGACAGACTAATCAAGGAACTCATCTAATGAAAGTAATCGAAGGAAACTTTAATGGCAAAGACGAGAAGATACCTGTACCTAAAGTGTTTGACGCAATTATGTCGGTGGAGAAACTAGAGGACTACAAAGACGCCTTTTGCATAATCAAGTCGGAGGAGTTTGTAGTAGTCTCGACAAACATTGACCCACTAGAGCTTTACTTTGTGTTGGACCAACTTAAGATGTCACTATTAACTGGAGGAGAATACGAACTATAATGGACGCATATCAAGAATACATACACAAGAGTCGCTACGCACGTTACTTACCAGAGGAGCAGCGCAGGGAAACATGGAAGGAAACTGTGGATCGATACTTAAACTTCTGGACTAGCAGCGAGAAGTTGTCAGCAAAGGAAGCCAAGAGCCTCTACGACGGTATCTACAATCTGGACGTAATGCCTAGCATGAGGGCACTCATGACTGCAGGAGAAGCTCTGGACAGGGACAATGTAGCTGGGTTTAACTGCTCCTATCTACCTATAGACCACCCTAAAGCCTTTGACGAGATGATGTACGTCCTCATGTGTGGCACTGGAGTAGGCTTCAGTGTGGAACGTCAGTACATCAGTAAACTACCGGAGGTTGCAGAGGAGTTCCATGACACAGATACAGTTATACACGTCGCTGACAGCAAAATTGGATGGGCTAAAGCGTACCGAGAACTTATCGCAATGCTCTTTAGTGGTCAAGTACCCAAGTGGGACGTTTCTGGAGTTAGACCTGCAGGGTCAGCCCTTAAGACCTTCGGAGGTAGAGCGTCTGGTCCAGAACCTCTTGTTGACCTCTTTAGCTTCACCGTTGACGTCTTTCGAGCATCTGCTGGACGAAAGCTTAGTTCCATCGAGTGTCACGATCTCTGCTGTAAGATTGCACAAATCGTTGTCGTTGGAGGAGTCAGACGTAGCGCCCTCATCAGTCTCAGTAATCTTACCGACGACAGGATAAGACGAGCTAAGTCAGGGCAGTGGTGGGTAGATAATCCTCAGCGTGGCTTGGCTAACAACTCAGCTTGCTACACAGAGAAGCCTGACTTTGAAGCCTTTTTAAACGAGTGGAAGTCTCTGTACGAGTCACGGTCAGGCGAAAGAGGTGTCTTCAGTCGTGTCGCAAGTCAACGTCAGGCAGAGAAGAATGGACGTAGAGACGCAAGTTTTGACTTCGGTACTAACCCATGCTCAGAGATTATCCTACGTCCGTACCAGTTCTGTAACCTGTCTGAAGTAGTAGTCAGAGCAGAGGACACACTGGACACGCTACGTACGAAGGTAAGGTCTGCAGCCATCCTAGGGACGCTACAGGCGACTCTGACTGACTTCAGGTACTTGCGTAAGATCTGGAAGGACAACACTGAAGAGGAAGCACTCTTGGGTGTGTCACTGACAGGCATCATGGATCATCCAGTTATGTCAGGGAGGAAGAGTCGTGCAGAACTACAGGAGTGGCTCACGGAGCTTAAGAAGGAAGCTATTAAGACTAATCGTACATGGGCTGTACGCCTTGGCATCAATGTTAGCACTGCCATTACTGCTGTTAAGCCTTCCGGTACTGTGTCTCAGTTGGTGGATAGCGCGTCAGGCATACACCCTAGATACGCGGAGCAGTACGTACGACGAGTAAGAGCAGACGCACGAGATCCCTTGTGTGCTGTCTTAGAGGCTGCTGGAGTGCCTGTGGAGATAGACGTGACTTCTCCTACTACTAAGGTCTTCTCGTTCCCTATAAAGTCTCCTAAGAAGGCTGTAGTAGCGACTGACATGGGTGCCATGGAGCAATTGTGTCTGTGGGAGCTGTATCAGGACTACTGGTGTGAACACAAGCCTTCCATGACTTGCTACTACAGAGACGACGAGTTCCTAGAGGTGGGTCAGTGGTTGTACAACAAGTTCGACAAGGTTAGCGGCATCAGCTTCCTACCTTACTCAGAACACACGTACCAGCAAGCACCCTATGAGCCTGTGGATCTGGAGACGTACCAGAAGCTAGTCAAGGAGTTTCCAAAGACTATCGAGTGGGACATCGTTGAGGAAACAGACATGACTGAAGGGTCACAACAGTTGGCCTGTGTTGGCAACAGTTGCGAGATCTAGTCCTCTAGTAAACCTAACTTTTCAAACAAGCGTTCCCCTGTTGTCATACGTAGCACTCTGTCTACGTTGGCAACACCGGGGAGGTACGTTTGAGCTGCACGGAAAGCAGGATCACCAGCTTCTTCTTCTTCTTTTATACCCCGAATAATAGACTCTGCAGCGCCTCCAAGTAAGTTTTCAGTGAAAGAAACAGGAGCAGGTTTAAACTCTATAGGCTTACCTCCGTACTCTTCTGCTCTAATATTAACAACTCCACTAGTCAAATTAGAAGACATTTGATTGACCATGGCAGAACTAATTCCTTCAGGAGTCATAAGATCTTCTAAGTACTTATCATTAGATAAATCAAGAGTCTTTCTAAAGTCATCCCACATTCCAGCAACGACACCAAAAAGACCAGCATACTTGGCTGTGTTTATCATAGCTTTCTTAGCTGCTTCAGCTCCTTCTTTAGTGTTTAAGCCTTTATCTTTAGCTTTCTGTATGTTTAGTCCTACATCTAGCCTAAAGCTGTTAAGCTGTTTGTTCATATAGGACAACATACTGTACGCCATACGTCCGTTAGGGTTGTCATGAAAAGCTTTCGGTAACGTACTGGCACTTACTGGTTGCCATTTATTCATAGAAGCACCAGCAAAGTTTACTACCCAAGGATTGCTTAAGTTTTTATCCTTAAGGGCTTTGACCGTAGTTCTGAACTCGCTTTCAGTAAGTCCTCGCATACCGTCGTGTTCTCTGAGTTTAGCTAAAGACTTTTCAGTGCCTTTCGTAGCGAGGTCAATACCACGTTGTACGGCAGAGTTACTTAAGATC